AAAGGAGGAATTATATTGCCAGTTGCTAATCAAATCTTATTTTCAATAGTGTTGTTGCTCCTATATGTAGGGAGTGTAATTGTAAGTCGTAAACTTATGAAACGAGTGATGGAAGAGGAAGAAATTTACCCAAATATTTTTATTATATGTTTAGTGTTAGTACCTATAGGAAATATTGCGGTTAGTATCCTTTGTTATCTTACTTTTTGCACAAAAAACTTAAATACAGACAAAATAGCTAAAAAATTCTTTGGAATGTAAAGATAAAACTTAACAAAAACTTCATTTTATCAGAAAGGTAGGATAATCAATGGCAAAACCAATTAGAACAAAGAAGCAACTAAACGAACGATTAGATTATATCCGTAGCATAGCAGAAGCTGAATGGTGCAATAGCGAAAAAGCACATGTAGAACAAGATAAATTGTTACGTGATGTTCTTGTAGGAATAACAAGTGGAGCTGAAAATCCTGTTTATTTGGCGGGTAGGGCCTTGGAAGTATTCAATATTGAGTTTAGTAGATGGTATTCGTAATTTGAACAAAAATTTCATTTTGTAGAAAAGGGGAATGTTAAATGTACTTTATGGAAAAAGAAGAGGATTTAGTTGGGAAAGAAATAGCTTTTACACACATGGCACAATTTGCTAAGGCTATTACGATCGTTACAAAAGATAAGGGAATATTAGTAGTTGAACAATTCCAAGATGATGGTAGCAGTGAAATCAGTATGTACGGTAAATACAACGCAAGAGCATATGTGTTAAAGCATAATTGGTTAAGAAAAACATTGCATGAAAAAGGGATAATCTCTCACGAAGAAATTGAAGAATACGAGAATGAAATACGCTTAGCGCATCAAAAACAACAAGAAGAATATAAGAAAAGACAAGAAGAACAAGAAAGACGAGATTATGAACGTTTAAAAGCGAAATTCGAAGATACAAATAACTAAAAGAGCAGCTAGCAAAAGCTAACTGCCCGGCTGGTTCTCCAAGGGGGAACTGGGAGAAAGTAACTTAATGGGTTGTCTACAGTATTGACGGAATATTGAGTTTTATTCAGGGGGGGAAGAGAAAATGACAGAAAAAGCGGAGCCTAAAATGGTTCCTATGGCATCTTACGGATGGAACAGAGAAAAACAATGTGTAGAATTCCAACTGTTAATAAACGAAGAGATATATGTAATGCCAATTTATGAGAAAGACGTAAGAGGCATGGAGACTTGGTTTCAGTTAAAAAAACATAACTTAATAAAATAATCCTTTTAATAGAAAGTGAGACTGATATAAATGGCATATAGCGGAGCACATGGACCTGCATTTGAAAATCTAATTAATTGGTCAAACGATATGTATAGAAATAATGAAATTGCATTAATTGAAAAACGAGCTACACCCGTTGTAGTTACGAAAAAATATAGGGATGGAAGAATTAAAGAAGGATATTACGAGAAAAAATCTACAGTGGATTATGATGGGATATATAAAGGTCGATTTATTGCATTTGAGGCCAAGGCTACTATAAAAGAAAAACGCTTTGATTTAAGTAATATAAAGCCTCACCAATACAAATGGTTACTACAAGCTGAGCAGATGGGAGCAATTTGTTTCATTTTATTGGAGTTTAGTAAAGAACATTCTATATTCTTAGTTCCATTTGCGCTAATTAAAGAGTATATGAAAGCAGCAGAAAATGGTGGTCCAAAATCAATAAAAAGAGAAGTATTTGATGAGAGAGCATATTTAGTAACACCAACTAATCGTGCGTTAGTAGATTACCTATATTATGTTGATAAGTTAGAATGGCCAAGTATTAGTTAAAGTAATAGAGGGTGAAGATATGAATGCTAAAGAGGCGCGTATCAAAGTTCTAAATATGCAGGATAAGTATTGTAAAAATTGTGAGTATAGATATCAGCAATTGGATCATTGTAGTTCAAATTGCACCATAGGGAAAGAAATAATAAAACTAGGCGCATTTCTAGGTGGCAAAGAAGAAGTGCAAAAGCGAAAAAGGAAAACGAAAGAAGAATGGGATAGAATTTGTGTGAAAGCTGCAGCTATGAGAGAAGACGGAATGACGTATACAGCTATTGCTAGATACTTTGGTATTGCAGATGGTAAAAATGTATCGGAGCAGCTAAAAAAAAGAGGATTAAATTAAAATTTCACTTACCGTATTAAAATGATAAATAAAAAAACAATGAAAGTAATAGTCCGCATTCAGAGGGCGTTTGTGTGTAGGAAAGCAATTTTTCCTGTATACAATTCAGCGTCCTCTTTTTATATAAAAGGAGGAACCTGGCTGATGAAAAAATTAATGCAGCAGTATATAGAAACAAGAAAAGAATTAGAAAATTCTAAGGTAGGCGCAACAGAAAAGGATATAAGTATTATCAATGGAATGATCAGTGATATTAATTACGCTCTAGAATGGATGCGTACTGCTAAACAGCCAGGGAAAAAAAGAGGAATTGAACGTAGGGCGGCATATGAACGTGAGAAACCATGTGACCCATTATTAATGCAAAGATATGTGCGTAGTACTGTAATGCCAGTATATGAATGGGATACAGCAGCAAAAGAAAGTGTTATCTCTGAATGGGACCGTATGCAGTTAGAAGATGCATTATCAACTTTAACGGATAGAGAAAAGGAAATATATGTAATGTCTAGAGGTCATGGTTTAACGATGGAAAAAATATCTAATTATTTAGGGGTGAAAAAAACTACTATTCAAAACCATTTAGAAAGAGCAGATAAGAAGATTGGAAAAAGAATAAATGAAAGTCTCTTCTGCATGTTTTGATTTTAGTTGCGAAAAATGTCGAAATTTGTGGTACAAATGCCCCCTATATATGAAAGGTTACCGAGACCTGTTCCGATGGTATCTGTTTTGGGTGACCAAGTGTTTGCTCGTATATAGATTCTATAGGGATGTTTTTTTCAATACACAATAAGCGATGGGATATTGCGAGTCTCATTGCTGCAAATCATTTAATAAAGGGGTTGATTCTCATGTAGTAAAAATTAAAACAAGTACACCACCTATTTAAAAAGACGTCGGAAGAAATACAAACGTCTTGATATGAATCCTTTATAATTCGATATCGGTCAACGAAGGCTATGCGACAGCCGAAGTATTGACTATACCTATTCAGAGGGAGGACTATTCTTAGTCTTCTCTCAGTCACTGAACGTAAAGTGCGTAGCTAAGAATACGGGAATGCAGTGGCTGAGAGAATGTTAAGAGTGATCTTGGCATTCGATTCACATAGACATATCCCCTTATGTTCGAACGTGAATTTCTCCCATCCCCTTTAATATTTTTATAAGCCGTAAAAGAACCGTCATTTTAATAGTGGCGGTTTCTTTTTTAAAGAAAGGATGAGGATATGAGTAATAAAGAAAATGTAGAAATAACAATTATAGCGAACAACGAATTGTTAGAGAAACAATTAAGAAATAGCACTTTAAGTGATGGAGCAGCTGTTAAGGAATTAAGAACAGTCACCATACCATTAAGCAACAATAAAATCATTAGTATTCCTTATTTAAAGAGTGAACTATAGCATCCATAATGGGTGCTTTTCTTTGTTATATAAAAATTACACATTAAAGATCGTTTAACTATGTTAGATGGATAACGAATGTATACAGCTATAGTAGACAAATTAGACACTTAAAAAGGAGGATGAAGGATGGATAATCAATATCTTGCGGAAAGAATCGATCGATTAGAAAAATTAGTTAATGATTTAGATAGTGTAAATCGAGATCAACAAAAAGTAATTAACGACTTATGTATGAGAATTGAAGGTGTAGTCAACACGATTGATCATTTAAAAAAGGAATTAAGCACTAAAATGAGCGTTCTTCCTAAAGATGCGCAAGAAAAGATAGAGAAGTTAAAGAAAGCTGCGGAGGGAATTGTAGATGGCTAATAACAAATTAAAGATTAACATTGATGTCGATACGACAGAAGCGTTAAAACAAATGAAGGAAGTAACTGAAGCTGCCAATGAATGTGTTGCTGCATTAGAGAGATTGGAGAAATTGACTAATAAATTTTCAGGTTTAGCGCGGGGAGGAATAGTGAGTGCTGGAATGATGAGTGTTCCTGTCACCTTAAATGGGGGGACGATTGCCGAATCCGTTTCTAAAATTCAAGAAAATGAGAGTATTAGAGTGCGACAGTTTTAATTAAACCAATAGCAATTATCGTAGGCGCTTCCGTGATCTGGGGGCGTCTTGTTTGTTGTTAAGGAAAGATAAGCGCAAACGTGTTGCATTTTAGAAAACAAATGGACACAATGAACGGAAATAGAGGAGGAAATAATAATGAATTTCGGTCAAGCTCTAGAAGCGTTGAAACAAGGTAAAAAAGTAAAAAGGTCTATTTGGGGTGGATATTGGTTTCTCTCCAAGAATCCAGAGGTAAAAGAAGAACTGAACGCTGGATATGTAAGGGAATTTCAAACTCACGATATGATATTCGCTGTATTAAAGGATAATGGTGGGGTTGTACCCGCTCAAGCGTACCAAGCTGATATGTTAGCAGAAGATTGGGAGGTTGTTGAATAATGAGTTTTGGACAAGCGATAGTGGCACTAGTGCAAGGGAAAAACGTAGCTCGTGAAGGATGGAACGGTAAAAATATGTTTTTGTATCTTATTGAAGGTAATAAATTGTCTAAGGGATTAGGATATGGATACGGCGAGTATGTAGGGGTAGAACCTTCATTTGTTGATACCATTGCAATGAAGACTGCACAAAATACAATTGTTGTTGGCTGGCTCGCATCCCAAACGGATATGTTAGCAAATGACTGGGTAATTTTAAATTAAAATACAGATAGTTAACATAGTGAAGTTTATGCAAGAAATTAGGGTTAACGATTAATAAGAATGCTGTTAAATCAACGATGTATAAAAACTGTATAACGGTATAAAACAAGAATCGCTCAACCATGCGTATTTCCCATGTTAATGACTGTCATATAATAACTATTATGTAAACTAAAACTGTTAGGTCTATTCATTTCCCTGCATAAATTAGTTTTCGTTATGGATTTTTCAAAATAAGATTCTTTTTGGAGTGGTTTTTATGAAAAAGAAGCGATATATGAAGAAAAGAAAGAAAATGAATCTTTATTATGTGACGAATGGATATACAGGATATAGCCAAATACATGTGTATGTCATTGCGGAAAACCACGAGAGAGCAGAAGAGCTAGCTTCCAGAAGATTTAGAGAAGACGCTAGAAATAAAGATTATGATGAAGTTCTTGCTAGGCATAAAAAAATAGGATGGCCTACAGATCACTTACAAGAATATCGTTATGATGAAAATTATTGGACCGACCTAGATGTCTATTGTGAAGCAGAAGATGTATCGCAAGAATTTGTTTCTGATGTAAACGATTAAATACTGCTTTTTATTTTGGAGGGAGTGATGGTAATGGAACAGGATATTAATGAAATAAGTTTTAAGTATCTTAGTCCTATATGCGAAACATTCAAACTTGATTTTGATGAAATCTCCGATGATGTCAAAAGACATGTGAATGCTAACAATTCTAAAATCAATGCTTCTAATGCTGTTCTAGGTATGCGTTTTATCTTATCGAGAATATGGTGTACAGATATGCATAAGGAATTAGGTGCGATTGATTGGAAGACAGTAAAAGAAAATATTTATAAGGTTTCTAGATCATTAGTTAGTAAACCGGAAGAACAATATCAATTCATTAGAAAAGTCGCTGGTGCACAAGGTTACTTTATGCTGTGGCTATTATTAGAAGAAATGCACGAGAAAGAAATGTTAGCGCTGGAATAAGTGCTATTTTTTATTTTGGAGGAGGATGAAGGATGGATAATCAAAACTACCAAATGAAAACTGAAATTGTTGAATTAAGAATACAAGTTACTGGATTACAACGAACGATTGAAGGATTAACAAGAAAAGTAACTATGTTCGAAGAGGAATTAGCAACGAAAGCGGATATAACTCATGTTCAATTAATAAATAAACAATCTGAAATAATTAAGAAGAGTAACGATAGTAAATCTATTCCTATGGATTGTAAAGTTGGAGTTTCATTAGATGGAAGAGTTGTAGCGGAATCTATTGTCGAACATACAGCTGATTCAATCAAATGTGGCGTAATTAAAGGGAGTGAGATAAATGAAACTAGATAAACAAGAACAAGCTGTTGTAATTGGTACATTTATTTCAATGTTAGGACAGGACGTTGTAAATGAACGCATCGATAAAAAGAAATTAGAAAGTGTACTTCCTATCTTTAATGAAATGCAAGATAATACAACACCAAAGCAAAAGAGAGAAGCGATGATTTAGTTTGCTTTGGTAAAACGTTGGATGAATTCTTAGAAAAGTAGCCATAAAAAAAGGAAAAGTAACTCGTATTGGGGACGAATTACTTTTCCAGATGACAATGTTAACTCTATTATAGCAACTTGGACATATTTATAAAAGAGTAATTTGAATCTTTCGTAAAATAAATTAGGGATTACCGCGAGGTGGTGGTTATGGCTAGACAACGTAGCCCAGATAGAGATAAAGCATTCGAAATATATAAAGCAAGTAAAGGTGAGAAGCCATTAGTTGATATTGCAGCAGAGTTAAATCTCAAACCTTCGCAAATCAGAAAGTGGAAATCACAAGATAAATGGGATGAGCAAATGAATGGTAACGTTACTATTGCAAAAAGGAGCGTTACCAATGTTAAAAATCCCAAAACGAAAGAAAAATTAAAAGAGATTTTAGAGGATGAAGAGCTGACCGAAAAGGAACGGCTCTTTTGTTTGTATTATGTGAAATACTTCAATGGTACACAAGCTGCGTTAAAGGCTGGTTACTCCAAAGATGGTGCTCATGTACAAGCTAGCCGATTATTAAGACGTGAACGCGTTGCCTCTTATATAAAAGAACTTAAAGGTGAGTTAGTCGAGAATGTATTTGTAGAAGCGATGGATGTACTAAAAGAGTACATTAAGATTGCTTTTGCTGACATTACTAACTATGTGACCTTTGGGCAGAAGGAAGTTCCTGTAATGGGGATGTTCGGCCCTATGAAGGATGAAGCGGGTAATGAAATAACTCGTATTATCAATTATGTAGACTTGCATGAGGCTGATATGGTTGATGGTTCTATAATAACCGAAGTAAAGCTTGGAAAAGATGGTGTGTCAGTAAAACTTGCTGACAAGATGAAAGCACTGGACAAACTATCACAGTACTTTGATTTGGTACCTGACAATTTCAAACGGAAAATCGAAGAAGAACGCCACAAAATACAGATGGAAGTGCAAAAAGCTCAAATTGATAAAATTAAAGCAGATACTTCTCGCATTAAAGGTGATGAAGGTGAAGAGTATGAAGATGATGGATTTATCGATGCATTAGAAGGTAAAACAGCAGAGGTGTGGGAAGATGAAACTTAAACCTGCTCCTTTTAAATTCAGACCATTCTCTAAGAAACAATTACAAGTACTTACTTGGTGGAGAAAAGATTCACCTGTGAAGGAGCATGACGGCATTATATGCGATGGTTCTATTCGTGCTGGCAAAACTGTATCGATGGCTCTTTCTTATGTTATGTGGGGAACAGAAACATTTAATGGAGAGAATTTAGGTATGGCAGG